TCAGTGCGACACGTCCGGTGGTACTTACACCGACGTTAGTGGCGGTGGATTTACCACCAGTGGAGCCAACGCTGCGGCAACGGAAAAGATCAGTGTCAACACTGATTCGATTCAGCGTTTTATCAAGGCTAGTGTCACCGTTGCAGGTGGTACAGGTGCTGGCGCAGTCAGCGTTGTCGCCTTTGGCTCTAAGAAGTACGGCTGATCATGGCTCTTGAAGATACCTTCGCTTTTCTAAATACAGAGGAGTTTGGAACTACCTGCCAAATTGGTAGTGGTTCCAATTTTGTTGGTATCTTGGATTCGCCTGTGGATGTGATCGCGGGTGGTGTGGCTTTAAGTCGAGAGTATTTGCTGATGGCAAAAACTTCAGACGTAAGCTCTGCTGCTCGCGGCACTTCTATTACTGTTGCATCTGAGGCTTACACCGTCAGGGAAAACCGCCCTATCGATGATGGCCTGTTCTCTGAGCTTTTGTTGAGTAAGGACTAATGGCCGACACAAGGCGTGAATTGATTCTTGCTCGAATTAAAACGAACCTTGATTCTGCTACTGGCGTAACGGTTTACCGAAGCAGGGTTGAACCGTTGGCGCGTGGCGAAGTGCCCGCAATCATTGTTGAGCCGGTGTCGGACCAACCGTCCGAACAGTTCAGTAATAAATTGCAATGGACCTTGCGTGTGAGGGTGACGGTGCTGGTTCGCTCTGGCGTGCCTGACGACGCCTCTGACACTTTTTCACAGCAGGTCCATAACCTGATAATGACTGACAGCACAGTCAACGGCTACGCTTTAGATATTGACCCTGATCGAGTTGACTTCAGCTTGTACGAAGCTGATGTGCCGTTGGGGGTTGTTAGTATGGATTATCTGGTCAAATATCGCTCAAGCCGCGTTGACCTGACATCAGCGTAGGGTTGGCTTGCGGAAGCAGTTAACTTAAACTGATGCAATAACATCGTTCTCTACTGAGACCTCACAGATGGTAAAGCTAGCCCGAGTGAGGTCGATCCTCGCTAAGACCGAGTCCAGCTACGGATCAGACAGCACTCCAACAGGATCCGCAAACGGGATTGGTAAGATTTCATCTCTTGAAATCAACCCTGTTGAGTCTGAGGTTATTTCTCGGAATTTAATTCGTCCTTTTTTGGGCAACAGTGCTCAGTTGATCGCAAACACGCGAGTCACTGTTAGTTTCACAATTGAATATTCAGGATCTGGTGCTGCCGGGACAGCACCTAAATATGGTCCGTTGATTGAGGCTTGTGGCTTTGGCGAGACCATTGTTTCGTCAACTTCGGTTACTTACGCACCGATTTCAACAACGCCTGAATCTGTCACGATGTACATCGACAACGATGGAATCCGGCACAAAGTCCTTGGGGCTCGTGGCACGTTTGCAATCAGCCTTAATGCAAACCAAATTCCGGTTATCAACTTCACGATGACTGGGCAATATGTTGCCCCAACTGATACTGCTTCTCCAACTGTCACAGTGTCAAATCAAGTTGACCCCGTGATTTTCAACGCTGCCAATACAAACGGGTTTACGCTTTTCTCTTCGACAGGCCTTGCTCTTCAGTCAGCTGAAATTGACGTAGGCAACAGTGTGGTCTATCGAGAACTGGTGAACGCAAGCAAAGATGTGCGAATTACTGATCGCGCTGCTACTGCAAACTTTGTTATTGAGTGCCCAGCACTTTCAAGCAAAGACTTCTTTGCGCTTGCTGTAGCTGGAACTGCTGGGAACCTAAGCATTGTGCATGGGACTACCGCAGGCAACATTATTACTTTGGCCTCTAATTCGACTGGTTTGTCACTAGGCAATCCAACATATTCCGAAAGCGATGGCATTGTTATGTTGAACCTTCCTACTACTATGGTGCCAAGCTCAGCTGGTAACAACGAGCTGACACTCGCTTACACCTAATCTGCATGGCTTTTGTTCTCAAGAAAGTTTCTTCTTACAAGTGGCCTGTTGCCGTTGACGTTCCTGTTGACGGCGGCAAGTTCAAGAAAGAAACTTTTACGGCAATCTTTAAAAAGATGAGCCGCTCAGCTTTCAACGATTTAGTTGAGCAAGGCGATGATGCTTTGATTGGCGAAATTGTTGAAGGCTGGGAAGGGATCAAAGACGAGGATGGGGATGAGGTCGTTTACAGCGAGGCAGCACAAGCTGAGTTGTTTGATGATCCTTATGTCTTGCGTGGTGTAATTACTGCTTACTCAGACAGCCTCACGGGGGCACAAGCAAAAAACTAGAGTCCGCCGCTAAGCATTGGTGCGAAGGCGGCGGTGTTTTTGATGAAAGCGTTGATGACTTGATGGCTAAGGGTATGGACCCTGGCGAGATCAATGCAATCCGCAAGGCACGTAAGGCTGCGGATTTTGAGGTGTGGGAAGAGAACTGGGATATTGTTGAGATGTTCCTAAGAATGCAAACGCAGTGGAATGTCAGTATGGGCGGGGTTTCTGGATTGAATTACTCGTCGCTGGACTACCTCTGTAGACTGTATGAAGTCAAGGATCCTGTCGCCCTTTTTGAAGGCGTACAGGTGATGGAACTAACCGCACTCGCCAGCCTGAACAAGAAGGACTCCTGATGGCCCAGGTTACAACCGACTTAAAAGTTGTTATAAGAACCGCAGGCGATGCTGGTCTTGATAAATTAACGCGGACTTTAAACGGGCTAGGGCGGCAGGCCAAAAGTGCTGCGGCTCCGTTTGATCAAATATCAAAAGAACTAAAAGAAGTTCAAAGCACGTCAAAAAATAGCATTGCCAACCTTCGGGGTTACAGAAACGCTTGGCGTGATATTACGCAGCAAGTCGAGATTGGCAGTGCTGCATTTAAAGAAGCTACGGCTGAGGCGGCAAGGCTTGATAAGCAACTGCAAAAAGCGGAAGGCAGAAAAGCTCCAGGCCAAGGCGGAAGGCTTGCTGGATTAGCAAGAGGTGCTGGCGCGATTGCGGCTGGCGGTGTATTTGGCGGACCGGAGGGTGCGCTTGGCGGAGCAGCTGGTTTAGCCGTTGGCGGCCCTGCAGGTGCTGCTATTGGCGCAGCAATTGGCGCTCAAGTCGGTCAACTTAGACAGGCGCTAGGAGCAACTGCTGAGTATTCAGCCAATCTTGGCAAGCTGCGTATTGCATTGCAAGGCGTAACTACAGGCCAAAACCAATATTCAGATGCCCTTGTTTTCATACAAAAAACAACAAAAGATTTTGCGATTCCTCAAGATATAATTACGCGTCAATTTACAAAACTACAAGCATCTGTTCTGGGAGCGGGCGGAAGTATTGAGGACACAAAAGTTGCTTTTAATGGCATTGTTGCTGCCGTTAGGGCGACAGGTGGTTCCCTGCAGGATGTTGATTCTGCTTTGACTGCAACAGCGCAAGTCTTCTCCAAAGGCAAAGTTAGCGCAGAAGAATTAAGACAACAAATTGGTGAAAGGTTGCCTGGTGCTTTTACGTTATTTGCGGAATCAATAGGAAAGACCCCACAAGAGTTAGACAAGGCTCTTGAAGATGGGCAAGTTAGCTTGCAAGATTTTCAAACTTTTGCACAATCAATTTTTGAACGTTACGGAGAAACGGCGCAAATTATTGCTTCTGGTCCTAAATCTGCAGGGGATCAGCTGCAGGTAGAACTTGCAAAATTAAAAGAAAATCTTGGCACGCTTTTAGAGCCAATTGGTGCAGCATTTCAGGCAACATTTGCCAGCATTGTGACAGTAATTAATAATGCCATTCTTGCCCTAAACAATTTCCTAGGCATTGGGACATCAGGCGCTATTAACAAAGCGCAGAGAGAGCTTGACGCCGCGACAAAAGCGTTTGAACCGTTTTTAGGCGTTGACCGAGAAACGCTTACCAAGGGCCAAGGAGGAACTCAGCGTCGGTTTGACAGGTTAAGAAACCGTGTTGTGCTTGCCACAAAAAGGCTTGAAGAAGCACAAGCTGCAGGGAGGTTAGACATTGAGCGCCCTGAAGAAAGCGGCGGGTTGTCTGGCATTACCTCTGACGGCACGGACCCAGGGGGCTCACAAGCTAAAGTAAAAACAACAAGTCAAGAATTGCTTGAGCTTGCTTTAGAAAGAAACCGAGCATTTGCTGAAGGCAACAAGATAAGGATGGCGCAGCTTGATTTTGAAATTAAAATTCAAGAGGTAACTGAACGTTTTAATAATGGTGAAGTAGATTTTAACACGGCAAAAGTTATATCTTTAAAGGCCGAAACCAAGTTACGCAAAGAAGGTTTAAAAATAAGAGAAGACGAAAAGAAAGCAATGCGCGATCTTACAAAAGGTCAAAAAGAATTTAAAAAGGAACTTACTGAAACAGACAAGTTAGTTAAAAGCATAGAAAGCACATTGGCAACCAGCATGGCTAGCGCCATTGAAGGATTGATTGATGGCACGAAATCATTAAGTGAGTCTTTGTCTGGAGTGTTAAGGCAAATGGCTAGTTTGCTGTTAAATTTTGGCACAAAATCTTTGATAGGTGGAATATTTCCTTCAGCTAATGGCAATGTGTATGCCAACAACAAAATTGTTCCCTTTGCCTCTGGCGGCGTTGTAAACAAGCCAACCATTTTCCCCATGGCTAACGGCATGGGCCTGATGGGCGAGGCTGGCCCTGAGGCCATCATGCCTTTACGTCGTGGAGCCAACGGCAAGCTTGGCGTTGAAGCCTCTGGCGGTGGGGTCGGCAACGTGGTCGTGAACGTTGATGCTTCTGGGTCTAACGTAGAAGGTGACCAGTCAGATAGCAAGGCTCTTGGCTCTGCGATTGGTGCAGCCGTGCAGGCTGAATTAATCAAACAAAAACGACCTGGAGGTCTCCTAAGCTAATGGCTACTTTCCCAGACATTGAGGCAGACTACGGAGCAAGCAAGGCGGCACAGCCCAACGTGCGGATTGCTCAGTTTGGGTCTGGCTATTCTCAACGTACAGCGTTTGGCATCAACAACGATAAAAAGGTTTGGCAACTTAATTGGACAAATAGAACTGCAACTGAGGTCAACACTATTGAAGACTTTTTGGAAGCCAGAGCAGGAGTTGAGGATTTTGATTGGTCGCCCCCTGACGATACGGATACTTACAAGTGGATCTGTAGGTCTTGGACAAAAACGTTGCCTTACTCTAATTTGTTCAACATTACGGCAACATTCGAGCAGGTATTTGAAGCATGACAGTTCCACAATCAATTCAAGAACAGATTCAGTCTCTTGAGCCTTCAGCAATCATTGAGCTGTTTGAACTAAAACTAACCGAAGAAATTAATGGGACTAACCAGACTTTTTACTATCACGCTGGAACGAATGAGCTAAGTGCGAATGTTATTTTTAAC